CGTTTGCTTCTTGAGACAGACGAGTGGTTAAGGCGTAGAATACGTATGTGTATATGGAAAGCTTGGAAGAAAGTCAAGACGAGAGTAACAAATCTCATTCGTTGTGGAATACCACAGTATCAAGCCTACCAATGGGGTAACACTCGCAAGAGCTATTGGCGAACAGCGGGAAGTTACATATTAAGTAGGGCAATCACCAATGAGAATTTGCGAAGAGCAGGATATGTTACTTTAATGGGTGAATATCTCGAATGGCACCCAAAATAGGAACCGCCGTATGCCGAACGGCACGTACGGTGGTGTGAGAGGTCGGTAAACATGAAAGTAGGAGATAAACACCTATGATTAGTGTTTACCTCCTACTCGATCTTATTTTTTTACAAAATCACTTATGAAACAATGGAACAATTACAACAGATTTTTGATTTTGCAGTTGAAGCCGTGATGCAAGCCAGCGGCCTTGACTTTGATGCGCTTGCCAACTGTCGCTCGGAGCGGTGTGTGGTTGCGCGCGTGGTGCTTGTAGACGTGCTGATGGAGCTTGGTATGAGCGAGGGTGATATTGCATTCCTTAGCGGCATGAGTCAGCAGAGGATTAATTCGCTTAAGAATAGTGCGAGGTACAGGCCAAATGGGCTGGCTGCACGGGTGATGGGGGAGGAGGTGAGGAAGCGTCTGGTTACGCAATAGCGGAAAATAATCGGTGAAAATATTGCTATATTGCATGGATATTTGTATTTTTGCAGAAAATAATATGCTATGAGCGATTTATACAAAGAGTATATGAAGGGGGTGTTTGTGCCACCTGTTGAAGCAACAGATGACATCTCCGGCCTGTCAATAGAGGAGTTGTTCCTTCGTAAGCAAGAAAGGGTCGGGCTAAGCAAAACCAAAATAGCGAAGATGCTTGACATGGACGTTGCGACCCTTGATAAAATAATAAAGGGCAATTATACTGGTGCAAGCGTTCTGAATACATTGAAGGTTGCTATATTTATCGGTGTTTCGATGAACGATTTCCTTAACGCAAATGCTGATACACTTCAGTCAAAAGATGTTGGTGAAATTTGCCATGTACGTGATACGGCAGTCCTTTGTGAATATTTCAGCATAGACACACTTAATAAGATAGGGTTCTTTACTGATAATAATTATGTGCAAAGGATAAACGATTTCTTTGGCTTCAAGCAAATCAAGGAATATGCAGATATTGTTTCAGCTCTGACGAAAGCATACAGTATGACAAGAAGAAGTTACGACCAAAAGATGCGTGACTTCTGGACGATTTCTGCTTACGCTCAATTTAAGAATATTGACAACCCTAATATGTACGATAGGGATAGGCTTATGGATATAATGCCGAAGATTCGTCCTTGTTCGCAAGACGTAGAAACAGGGCTGTATCACGTGGCTCGTGCCCTTTATTCTGTTGGTGTGACGATGATTTACCAACCATCATTACCCAAAATGCAAGTACGTGGCGCAACAATGGAGTATAATGGAAAGCCATGTATTGTTATATCAGACTTGAACAAACGCTATCCGACCTTATGGTTTTCTCTATTCCATGAGCTATACCATGTTTTGTTTGATTTTGATGACATTGTGTTAAACAAGGTGCATTTGAGTTCTGACGAAGGTGATTTATTTCTGACAGATGAAAATGCGGCAGATAAATTTGCTCGCGACTTTATTCTGTCGCCAACAAAATTGCAATTTATAAAGCCTTATGTTCACGCACCTCTGATGATAAAAAAGTATGCTCAGAAATGGGGCGTCCATTCCTCGCTAATTTATGCGCTTATTGCTTATGATACAAACAACTGGGCAGAATACAGTGCTCTAATACCGAGGTCGGAAAAAGCTACGGAAAGAGTAAATACAAATCCGTTCGAGGTTGAAACGATAAGAGAAGTGGCTGAAACGTATAAACAAAAATTGAATATATGACAAATAAGACCAAAGTCCTATCAGAAGAAAAAAAATCAAGAGAAGTTGAGGAGCTGTTGTTTAATGCCGACAAGGCAAAGACTGACGGTTTGTTCATTGATAAGGATAACGATAATGTTGTCCTTAAAGATGAATTACAGAAACTGATTGAGTTGCCGACTGACAATCCAAATGAGAAATATGAATTATATTATAAAGTCATAGAGAAAACACTCCGCGAGAAGTTGCCAAAAGGTGATGAATACAAGGAAGGAAATACTATGTTACGCGAAGAGAAAAATACATTTCTTACAGGGCATAGGAAAGGGCGTGACGGCATACGTGGTGCTGACAGTAGGCAGGCATTTTTACCTGCAATGCAGGAATTTATCCAAATTTTGCATGATTGGCTTAAACGCGATGGTAGTACGTTTGACCTTTACCAAACATTACTCGAAGAGAATATCAAGAGAGGATATAAAGGACCAGAAGATGTAAAATGATTATGAATGAACAAAGGCCACCCCATTCGGGTGGCTTTTTGCATTATTGGTGGATAGGACAAACATTTCACAAGTAACTCACAAACAACAAACAAAACTCACAAGCAACTCACAAGCAACTTGTCACCACCTTTGCGCTATCGGGGGATATTCCCCGACCGACTTAATACATTCATAATTATGGACAATGTAGAGAAAGTAATCTGTTGCGACAGAGGTAATGATGCGCTTGCTTATGCGGCAATGGCAAACAACAAGGGCAATGACCCCATGGCCCTGGCAGCTATGATGAACGGTGCCCTTGGAGGTGCAAACCAGTGGTTGAATAATCCGTTTTTGTATCTTATTTTTCTCGCCATGTTCGGTGGCAATGGCTTCGGGTTCGGCAACAACCGCAATGGTCTGCAAGATGCCGAGATACAGGGCCAAATCCAATCTTTGCGCTCGCAGATGGCGGACAACCACAACTCCGACTTGCTGATGCAGGCAATCAAGGGTAATAACGATGCTTTGACCACACTGGGCGCGAACCTTAATTGTGACTTCAACCAGTTGCAGCAAGGCGTGTGCGCTGTTCGCTCCGCTATTGACAACGTTAGCGGCAAGGTAGGTTTCTCGGCAGAGCGCGTAATCAACGCAGCGGAGAAAGGCAATGCGGCAGTTATCCAGGCAATTCAGAATTGTTGCTGCAACACACAAAACAACATCACCAAGATGGGCTACGAGAACCAGCTCGCAATACAAGGACAAACTAACTCCTTGCAGCAGAGCCTCAATTTCGTAAACTCGTCTGTGGAGCGCGGATTTAGCTCTGTTGGCTACCAGATGTCGCAAGACAAGTGCGATGTAATTCGTGCAGGACAGGACAACACGCAGCGTATAATTGATGCGCTGAACAATCATTGGTATGCTGACATTGACCGCAAGTATCAAGACGCGAGATTGGAGTTGTCGCAGCAGAGCCAGACTGCCGCACTGATTGCAGCTTTGGGTAAGACTACAACTGCAACGACATGAGGAGGTGTTTCCAAAACGGAAATAATCACTGATGACCATTTTATTGACGACAATAAAAATGTAGACAATAGCTTTTTCGTGAGGTCGCGAAAAAGGTCGGAAGAGAAGTAATAATCAAGCACGTGGGGAGGTGATTGCCCCATGTGCAATTAACAATCAAGGCGTTCTTTGACTTTGTGGGGATTGTGGCTTGTTGTGCCTTGTTGCGATATAAAAACCAACAATACATTTATTTTTAACTCGTATAAGTTGCTATTTTGATTACTAATGCGTATTTTTGCAGCATGATTACACCCAAGGCTTACGCACGTCTGAAAGCTTCTGCTTAATTTGATAATAGGCGCGCCTAACCCTTGGGTATTTTAAGATATTATGGCTATAAAGAATAAGGACAAATTGCCGCCTGTAAGAGTGGCTGTATTGATTGATGGCGGATTCTTTATTAAGAGATTTAACTCGTTATATAATAAAGAGCGCAAACTTGACGGAGCTGAAGTTGCTGATATAATGTATACGATGGCTCATAAACACGTAGGTGATAAAAATACGCTATATCGCATTTTTTATTACGATTGCTATCCATTTGGAAAAAAAGAGCATAACCCAATAACAAAGCGCGCTATTGATTATTCTAAGACACCAGAGTTTAAGTTTAGAATTGATTTGATAGATGCGCTAAAGAAGAAACGAAAGGTTGCATTAAGAATGGGCGAGCTTAAAGATAGCAAGAAATGGCTTATCCATCCGAATAAAGTCAAGGATTTGTTATCGAAGAAAGTCTGTGTTGATGATTTGTCTGAAAATGATGTTTATTTAGAATTAAGGCAAAAGGGTATTGACATGAAAATAGGAGTAGATATAACATCTCTCGCACTAAAAGGCTTTGTTGATACAATAGTTCTATTTTCTGGCGATGCAGACTTTGTACCAGCAGCAAAATTAGCTCGTAGAGAAGGTATTGATTTTATTCTTGACCCTATGAAAGCATACGTTGATAACCAACTAATCGAACATATTGATGGAATGGTTAGTGTTACACCGCCTCATAATTACAAGAAAGACAAATAGTAATAATTAGCGGCAATCCCTACAAAATCGGAGGTTGCCGCTAATTTATTTATTATGTTATTCAAAGATATAAAGACAGGCTACCCGATATATTTCCTTGACAAGGAGGGCGCAAGGTATTACCAAGGCAAGGCCGTGAGTGTTGCAGTTCCACGCTACGACAATAACCAAGCAAAGGCTTTCGGTGCGCAGCCGACTGGTCTTGTGGTAGACATAACCATAGAGGCAGATGGCGCGACCAAAACCTACACAATTCCCGAAACTGCAACAATAACGTATGCAGGGCATCTTGTGCTGTCAACAGATAAGGACGGTATACTAAGAGAGGTGGAAGCACTAAAGGCTGCAAGCGAGGAGGCATTGTCACAGGTTGAGCGGCACAAGCAAACGTTTACAAAATGTAGCCAGTTAATGGAGGAGCTTAATCCTGCTTTTGCCGAGAAACGGGCGCAAGACAAGCGGATTGAGGGGATAGAAAACGAGGTGAAGAGCCTTGGTGCTGTACTTCGTGATTTTATTAACGAGTTCAAGAAATCATGATTATGGGAAGATTATATATGGTATTTTGCAAGGGTGGTGGCAAGTGCAAGCACTTCGACAAGGAAAGTGCAGAGAAGGCTGTCAGCCGCATATACTACACCACCAAAGATGGCGCAGAGCATCATGGGCCGCACTGGAGCCTGGAGCAGGTGCTTGAAGCGACGAAGGGATTGCAGTTTAAGCCTTGTGTGACGGATTACGACAAGTATGTAGCGTTTAATGCGGCTTATGCCGACTTGTGCAAGACGTTGACGCCAGACTTGATTATAGAGACAGGTCATGCGTTTTTCTTCGAGGACGAAGATGCGCCTTGCAACAAGATATGGCGGTATATGGAGAGTTTTGAGTAAAAAAATAACAGAGGGGTGTTCCGTAAAAGAATATCCCTCTATTGTTTCTTGTCAAATAGTCCTCTTAATACAATATTAGCCAACCCAAGTACGTTGACAGTCATTGTTCCAAATATTACCATAGCTACGTTATCCTCAATATGCTTGAAAGGCAAGTATAGTGCTATTGTAAGACCGATTGCGAACACAAGCCATAGCGTCACTATTGAGCAAACCCACCTTGTTAGATAAGCACGTGCTCTTGTGTCCTGCTTGTAGCGTATTCTCTTTTGTTCTTCAAGACTTTCTGTATCTGTGTTTTCGTTTGGCATCTGTACAGGTTGCAAGTCTTTATTCCATTCTAAATTGCCATTGTTACCCATTTACAGAAACCAAGTCTTTGAAGTAGTTATATATGAGTTCGTCAGGTATCTGCATACCCCACTTAAAGCCATCCATTTTTGTTGTATAGAACCACGGAGATGCATCTCTATGCGACCATTCAGACAGCTGTCCAGCGTTCCACGTGCCGAACTTTGCGAATACGAAATCAGTTACCGAGCGTAGGTCTTTATCGTTTTTAATTTCTTCATCAACACTATTCATGTTCAAATCATACAAATCAATCTTTAATAGCTTATTCCTTGTTGTGGGGAATACTGGGCCATAAGGCCACGCCTGTGGGTGTTCGTTTGTAAGTCTTGTTTCATATACTCGCAAGTAAACACCATATACAATATAGAGGAGTTTTTGCATCTTTGTCATATTGATGCCAAACTTCTCTTCATTTGCTTTGGCTGCAATGTATTTAGCAACCTCTACGCTATTGTATTTGTATGTATCTGAGAATATCACGCTGCAAAGTTACTACACAAACAAATACGAAACAAATATACTTGTTCAAATATAGTTTGTACAGTGTATTAAGCAATAGTACATGGAGAGTTTTGAATAAAAAAAAGCGTGACAGAACGTCACGCTTTTTGCTCTAATATAATGCCGTTCAGTTATAAATTTATTGCGTCTGTTAGGCATAGCGATATGCCCATTGTCTTGTAGTGAGTCTTTATTGGCTCACTACTTTTGGTTAAAAACATAATCCATCAATTTTTCATTTGCTTCGTTTATCAGCGAAAAGTCCTTCTTTATGTATAGATTAGTGACTCTCATTCTCTCGTCGATATGGCATAGTATGTCATTGACTATATATAATGGTATGCGTACATCATTTGCTGCAATAGTTGCCATAGAATGCCTGAAGCAATAAAATTGCAATTTCTCAATTCCGAGAGCATTGCCAATAATCTTCAATCCCTTGTTTAATGCAACGTTGAAATTGCTTGGCGTGCTGTATCTTTCGGAGAAATTAAACACAGTACCGGCATTCCCTTTTGACACGTATTTTTTCATTATTGGCTTTATGTTCTCTGGTACAATTATTTCCATTAGCGCATTGTCGCTCCTTCGGTCGCGTGTTTTCGTCCTATTATACCTTATCCGTTGTCCATCATAATCCGTCACGCTGTATAGGTTTACTGCATTCATGCCCATCAAACAGAATGATATGATAAAGCAGTCCCTTGCGATTATTTCTCTTTCAGATTTTCCAGTATAATTGTAAATGGCTCTTATCTGTTCAACAGTCAAGGCCCTTTTTTCTGCTACGTTCTGTTTTTTCGGCTTATAGCTATGAAGTGTTTTCTTTATTTTAATGTCATCGTTGTCATAATCATTGTAGAACTCTCGCGCATCTTGGAAAATCTTCATAATGGAAGATGTGTATAGTGACATTGCACGTGGCTTATCGGAGAGTGACCGCTCCCACTCTCGCATCATCTGTTCGCTAAACTCACTGCAATATATAACTCGTCTACCGAAGAACTTGCATAGTGCATTTATTGCGGATTTGTAGTTGCGTATGCCTTTTAGGTCATTGTGTTCGTTTACCCATCTCTCGGCATACTTGATGAAGTTTATACTTTCTCCTTCATCTTTTTGTTTGAGTTTTTCCACAATCGTGTCAAAGGGTACATCATTCACTTCAAGATACAACCCTTCAATCTTTTTCCGTAGTTTGCTGATAATGTCATTACCACGTTCGAGTACGTTGTTGTTCTTTATTTTGAGGGAAGAGGTCAAATCTTTTTTACCGACAATCATTGTTGTAGGTAAATAGACGGTCTTTCGATTGTGTGAGAACCGGATAAAAACAACATACGTTTTATCTTCTCTCTGTCTGTCCTTCCGGACCATTAGTTTGAATGTAGCCATATTGTCTGTTTGTTATGCCCGAAGGCAAAGTTAATAATGAATTGGAAAACATTTGGAAAACATTTCCGTTTTACAACAATATCCCAAACGTTACTTGTGAACAATTTATTTTCTTTGTCCAAATAGTTTAACCAGGGCTACACGTGTAGAAAGCCATTGATAATCAACGAAGAACAGAGGATTGCTCGTTACGAACAATCCTCTGTTTGGTGGGGTGCTTAGTGGGATTCGAACCCACGACATTCAGAACCACAATCTGACGCTCTAACCAACTGAACTATAAGCACCATAATGAGTGTCTTTCATTCCGAAAGCGATGCAAAAGTACGGCTTATTTTTGAAACTGCAAAGTGTTTCGCCATTTTTTTTGCGAGAAAGTGCATTTTTGTGCAACAAAAGGGGTAAAAACACGTTTGAGAGTGTGTAAATGTGCATTTCTTAAGCGTTAAAGTGCATCAGGGGGTTGGGGCTTGACAGTCGCGCACTTGGTCAAGAATTTCACTGGCCAAGTGCTGGGTGCGGCGGTAAGTGTATATGCCCAAAGCAGCACCAATTACGCCACCCACTACGCCACCCACGAGTATGCCCGTGCGTTCGTCATGGCTCATGCCGGCAAGGGTCATGATTTCGTATGCAAACCACGCGAACCAACATATAATGAATGGAATGCTGAAGCGCAGCCATCGGGCATAGAGCATTTTCATGCGTGCCACGCGGCATGTCACTTCGGCCAAACTGCTTTGAGCAAGTTGGGCAGGCTGCACGCGGCGGTGAGTGTAAATGTTGTAACACACGGCTGCAAGTAAAAATACGGCGGTGACAATGGTGAAAGCCAACGATATGCGCAGCCATAGCAGCAACCAGATGCAGTAGGGTATGGCCAGGGCAGCCATGACGGTCACTAACAGCGCGTGGCGGTTGATGCTGCGTGCGTTGCTGTTGATAATGCGTCTAATCAGCTTGTCGTTAACGATGGACTGGCTTTCAAGTTTGTCTTGCAGCAACTGCCACTGTTGTTTTATTTCGTTCAAGGTATTATCCATGATAGTAATGCTTGTTATTCGGTAGAGGTGATGAGGGGGTGGAGGTGTGGCCTCATTTCATGTGTTTAAGCTCTTCGCGTATGCGCACCAGGCGCACCGACACGTTCTTGGCCGTTATGCCCGTAATGGCGCCAATCTCGTCGTAGGGCAGTCCCTCGAGCCACAGCAGCACCAGGGCGCGGTCGAAGGGGCGCAGTTGGTGCACCCGTTTGTAGAGCATTTGTATTTGTCGGGAGTCAGTGTCGTTGTCCTCATACAGATTGATGCTCATGTCGAGGCGTTCGGTTTGAGGCTGCCGTTTCTTCTTGCGTTCGGCCGATATGCAGGTGTTAAGGCTGATGCGGTAAATCCAAGAGTTTAGTTTCGCCTCCCCCTTAAAGGTGTCTATGCCTCGCCACAAGTTGATGAGCACCTCCTGAAACAGGTCATTCACCTCGTCCTCGTCCTTCGAAAACATGTAGCAAACGGTGTAGATGGTACTTTTGTGTGCACTGACCAATTGTGAAAATTCTTGTTCGGTCATTCGTGTGTATGGTTGTTTGGTCTCTGTTTATTAGACGCATGCGCTGATAAAATGCTACATGCTGCTGCAAATTTAGAAATAAAGTTGCAGCCATGCCGTATACCACTTTTACAAATAAAAGCCCCGCCCATCGTGTGTGCAAACTTTGCACACAAGTTGGGCGGGGCTATAAATATAGTTGTAGGGTGCTTACTTAATGGCGATGCGTATGGTTTGCGCATCCTGCCCGTCGGTAACGTGCAATAAATACATGCCTGGTTGCAGGCGGTTGGTGTGCAGACAAGCATGGCGGGTGCTTTCAAGGCTGCTTCCGAGTGTGGTTGCAGCCATTTGCATGCCGCTCAAAGCAGTCAAGCGTATGGCCACGGGGCGTGCGGTGCCGCAGATGGCCAGATGCAAATCGTTGTTGCCAACTTTGGTGACCTTAGCCGCAAGGTGGTCACTGTATGCCTCGTCAAGCTCAACCTCGCCAATGGCAGTAGAGTATGGTGTTGAGAATATTTGCTCCTCGCCATAAGTTGTGCCGTGTTCGGTTGTAACGTAAGCGCGCACAATGTAGGTAGTGTTCGGCTCAAGATTTTGGAGTACAGCACTCATGCGCTGTCCCGTAGCCACAACAGTTTGATGCGTATTATCGTCGGTGGTGGCAGTGGTGTGTTTGGCTGTGGCATAAGCATCGTCGCGTTTCCAGTATTCAAAACCTTGCTCCTTAATGTCGTCAGAACCGGCAATGATAAAGCCGCTCACTGTAGCCGAGTTCTCATCGTGGCACACAGCGGCATAGGTGCGCACCGTTGGGTCAAAGTAAACATAAGCATCGGCAGTGCCAAAGGCCGACCATTCGCCATACCATGTTTTGCCGCTTTCGGCCTTATAGAATGGGCGGAATTTGTAGTATGTGCTGGCGCTCAAATTGCGCAGGGCACCAGTCATTACACCATCTACAACGGGGCAGTTAGCCTTCGAGCTTGGCACAAGGTCGGGCGCGTCATAGCGTCGCCATTCAAATCCTGTGTTAGCCTCTTCGTCTTCAATATTAGTAGTAGCGCATATCAGTGCCACGGTGTTTGAAGTAGCTTTCGCTTCGGCCACAGTTTCGAGCGTCAGAGCTGGCAGCTGCATCGATTTGCTTGAAGAACAGTACAATTTAGTATCGCGACCATTCTTCACCATGACGGCATATTCAGCTTGTATGTAGCTTTCAGGTTCGCAGCCTGTTACATGTAGCGTTTTTCCGTGTTGGGTTATGGTTTTGCGGTCAAGTGTCCACCCCTCGTCCACTATTTCAGCATCATGATGTGTCATGTCGCGCGATCCTGTCATGGTGTAGGTTGTGGGCGTAATCTTGCCATACTCGGTACTGAGCCCCATGCTTTTCGTCATGATGTCGTATTCTTTAGAGTACGTGACTCTTCCGCCTTTCAGTTCTTGATATTTCAGAGTGACAGTCGTCGAGGGCCAAAACCCGGTAAGCTTTATGCTTTGCTCCTCATCGTTATATTTCAAATCGCATGATTTCGTGTAAGAAGGTCCATACACAAATCGGCATACGTCCGGTTGCTCCATTTCGGGGTCAACATTGAGTCTAATGTCAGAACTTGCAACGTATGTCTGACCAGAGTTGAGCGTAAATGATTTGAAATAGTTGGCAGTTCTCTTTGTAAATGAATATGCGCTACCCACCATATTCCCCAAACTGTTTTTGGCAGAGATGGTAAATGTAAATGCTTGTCCGGGATCGAGTCCTGCGTGCACGTAGCGTCCGTTCTCATCTGCTTCAATTTCTGTATTACCAATTTTAACGCAAGGGTATGTGTTGGCAGGCAGGTCGTCAAGTCCTGAGAGTTCTTCGTTCTTTATGAGTTTGAACACGATTGAACGTGAGCCTATTGTGATGTCAGATGGCACATAGATGGCGTTAAGTGGTATTAAAGTGCTCGATGTCAATTTCCTTATTATACTGAGGTCAGAGACTGGTGCATATATTGTTTCGATAGAATTGTCCTTCAGCAAATAGTATTCATAGAAACTTTTGGGGTGGGTTGTAGTTATAACCAACTTTTTGATGTGGGCTTTATAAAAGGCCTCGTATTTTGCTTCTTTAATGCCTGATGTAATAACCAACTTGTTAATATTCTTACAATATTTGAAGGCATATTCTCCTATAACAAGGTCAGAGACACCGTCTTCAAACATAATGTTTTGCAGACTGTCGCAGTTGCAGAAAGCTTTTACACCGATAGTCTTGACTGATTGCGGAACAACAAAGCTTGTTACGCCGCCAGGAAAGCATATTAAAGTGTCCTTTGCCTTATTATACAAGGCAGTGCCATCTGATTCGAAATACTTGTTGTTTGCTTCAACCAAAATAGATTTTAAGGCACTACAGCCTGAAAAAATGCTAATATCATTATTCGACGGAATTTCAAATGTGTTGAGTGATGCTGGCAATGTGATAGTCTTTAAGGCTTTGCAGTCATTGAAAGCAGCTTTTTTAATCGTCGTAACGGTTGAGGGTATCTGTATGTCAGAAAGTTGCTTGCACCCATCAAACAGTTCATCATTTAATAAGGTAAGTCCTTCGGGCAATTTGATTGATTGCAAGGACTCACAATTACGAAAAGCCTTCTCGCCAATGTAGTTTACTGAGGATGGAATGTCTAATGTCTTGATGCCAGTGTATGCCAATACCTCATAAGCCAGACTTTTAATGCCTTGCGGAATATTTATCTGTTGGAGTGCAGAGCAACCATAAAAGGCTTCGTCGCCAATGCTGTCAACGGTTGACGGAATAACCAAATGCTCTAACTTGCTACAATAACGAAATGCGGAAGAACTAATATTTACAAGTCCTTCGGGTAGGGTTATTGATGTCATGCTTTCTTGCTCGCTAAAGGCATGATCTCTCAATTCACGCACTGTTGAGGGAACGTTGTAACTCGTAACAGGTATGGCAGTGTACAATACAGTTTTGTCTTCTTGAGTTCAACTTATAAATGCAACTTTTTGGGTGCGGATAATAAGCAATAAAAACATTTATTTTTCAGAGAGGAAAGAGAGACAATGTCCCCCTTTCT